ATAAAGATGAAATATTCAGTGTTATCAATGAATTAAGCAATACCATAAAAGAGTTCAGTGATGGGCGAGTATCGTTAAAAGTAACCAGTGAAAGAAAACTTGCTTCTAATCACACTTCTTTTACTGCAGCTGTGAGTGCGTTTACAAACGTTAACCCTTACATCGATTATGAAGCGCTATCTTTCATAACTAGAAGGGATCAAACAGAAATTAAGGAGATGATTGCTGATTGGAAACTGAATGAATCAGATGGTTATCCGTGTGTGATTTCTTACAATAAACGGGATATTAGGTGTAAGGACAAAGAAATGTTAATTAAAGCGTTAAATGATTTGATGTCTGATGCTAGCACTGGAGAAGCTCTTTTAAGAATGGTAAACGCAGAAGAAGCATAATGATTTACGGGAGCTACATTATTCTGATTTGTTAGTTCCTGCTAATCATCCTATTTTTTGATGATATGGTATAAAGATAAGATCCATTTTCCCGCATGAAAATGCATGAGTTTTGAACGTCGCGTTTTTTTTAGTGTTGCTAGTAGTTATGCGGCTAAGGTATCTCATGCACTTGCATTAAAACCGCCCGGTTAAGCGGGCAGGCGAGGCGGGGATAGCACTGCGCGCCAGAGGCGGTGACTGCATTTATTTTAATGCGTCTGTGGGCGTCGTGACGCCGCTGTCATGTTGCAAGTCTGCGATGGTTTCGCGATGAGATTGGATTGCGTGTGGTGGGGCTGAGGCCGCCCGGAGGCGGCGATTTTTGCGGGGTTATTCTGATTCGAGACTGTAATCTTTAAAGCGGATCACCTCCATCCCGAGCCAGTCGTTAATCTCTTTAAATCGCTCCTGCAGCGGGGTCAGTTCGTTACGCACAAACACGCGCGCCACCTTCTCAACATCCCCCATTGAGCCAATATTTTCCGGCTTGCCGCCCATGAGCTGGAACGGTACACGGTGCGCATCGAGCAGGTCAGCAGCGCTCACCTTTTTGATATTGAAAAAGTCATCTTTCGTGGCGACCTCACTCAGCGGCACTATCTTGATGCCATCCGGTTTCCCGTTGGGTGCGTAGAAAAACAGGTTTTTAAAATTCCCGAGTCCCTTTGAATCACGCATCGCAGAACGCAGCGACTCGACGTCGGTGCTGCTTTGTGCCGCGTCGGTGACGTACATGATGTAACCCGCGTGCGCGCCATTCTGGTAATACTTGCGACGAAACAGGGTGGCGGATTCATTCAGCCAGGCGGAATTGAGTGCGCTCAGATATTCCGGCATGCCGTACAGCTCCTGATTGATGTCAGGCTCCAGCAGGTGAAACACCGAGCCGGGTGCGAACTGGTGGGGGTTGTTAAAGCTCGATATGTACCAGTAAACGCCATCCTCGATGCCACGACGGGTATATTTAGCCGGTGATGTTTCCAGTTTTAAAAGCTGGCCTGTAACACTCATGCGTTTCTCAAGATAGCCGTTGGCAAAGACCAGATAATCCAGCACGAGGCGGCTGAAATCCTGACGCGACAGGAGCGGGTGCGGGATGTAGGTGCTCGTCAGAATATTTCGTTTCACGTAAATCGGCGAGCTGTGATGCACGGCGGCGCGCAGGCTTTTTGCCAGACCAGAGAAGTTGACCGGCGGCTCGTACCACTTCCCGTTATTGATGCACTCGACATAATCGAGGATATCGCGGCGATCCAGAACAGCGGAGGGCTCACCAAAGGTGAACGCCTCCATTTTTTGCGATGCGCTGGCGGTCATTGTGGCGGATTTCTTCTGTTGTTTTTTCATGTCAGTTAATATCCAGAATTGACGTTGAATGCATGCCGCTACCAGCGGAAAGTGGCTCGTTTAACAGGGCGTGCATAGTGGCCCATGCGATATCCGCGTGGCTGGCCTCTTCGCTGCGGCTGGCCTCATAGGTGGAGCTGCGCCCGCTGCTGGTCATGGTTTTACGGATAGCCATAAATGACTGTGTGATGTCAGTTGCCCCGGTGTCGTATTCCAGACACCCGCGTCTGATGGTGTCTTTCGCTTTCAGTACCATCGCGGTTTTCATTTCCGGCGTGTAGCGAATGGCGCGCGCCGCCGGGAAGAACGAGCGCACGAGCTGGTAAACACCCTGGCCGATGCCGGTCGCATCGATGCCGATATACTCGACGCAGTATTTCTCGGTCAGCTCGCGGATAGCCTCGGCCTGTGTCGCAAAGTCCATGCCTTTCCACTGGTGACGTTCAAGGATGCGGAACTTGCCACCGGCAACCAGTGGCGGAGCCAGTACCGCGCAGCCTGCGCTGTCGCCGGTGTGCGACGGGTCATAGCCAATCCATACCGGACGCCAGTTAAACGGACGGTCGGAAAACGGCTCGAAGTCCTCCCATTCTTCCATCGCATCGACCATGCAGCGCTGCAGCTCCTCGAACGGGAATACCGATGCCTTGTCGTCGACAAACTCACACATGAAGAGATTGCGGAAATCATCGGCGCTGTTTTCCTGTTTCAGTTGATCCAGATTAAACAGCGTGCATCCCCCGGCGAGCGCATCCTCAATGGTGACAATCTGCCGCCACTGGCCGTCCGGGCACAGCACGCCCCCGGCCAGCGCCTTATGACTGATATCGATGTCGACACGCTCGGCGGCGCTGCTGCGTCCCCGGTTAAACAGTTCGCCTGACCAGAACGGATAGGCGCCATGTGCCAGCGTCGAGGGGGTTGAAAAGTAGGTGGTACGCAGGTGTGACTGTGACGCCATCCCCGAGGCGACTTTGCGCAGTCTCTGAAAGTTGGGGATCCAGAAGATTTCATCGACATACAGGTCGCCGTTATGACTCTGCGCCGTGTTGGAATTGGTCCCGAGAAAAATCAGCTCTGCGCCGTTGTTGCCGATGACAATCGGGTCGCCTGACAGGTCGACCTCGACCATGCGCGCAAAGGCGATGATGTACTTTCGGAACACGTAAGCCTGCGTCTTACTGGCCGACAAAAATATCTGGTTTTGCCCGGTTTTCAGGGCGCGCAGCAATGACTCGCGGGCAAAGTAAAACGTGGCGCCAATCTGACGCGATTTGAGGATGTGGCGAATACGGTGCTCAATACCGGCTTTGTGCCAGTGGCGCTGATATTCGAATGACTGACTGAAGAAAATCTCTTCGAGCTTTTCGATGGCCTCATCGCTGAAAAAGTTACGTTTTGGCTTGCGGCGTTCACCCTTATTGCGGCTGGCAATGTTGGGATTTAAATCTGCCTCGTTTCCGGTCTGGCCGTAGCGGCTGACGCGCGCGAGCCGTTCCATCTGGCGTGACAGAAAGTCAGCGACTTTGAAGTCATGCGGTGTGAGGTCAGGTTTTGCATAAAGCTGAATCAGACGCGCCTCAAGCGTGGATTCCACGCGGTTAAGCGGGGCGGTTTCCTCCCACCCGTCACGCTGTTTCCAGCTCTGCACGGTCGGGCGCTTGACCTGCAGCGTGTCGGCGATTTGTGGCACGGAAAACCCCTGCCAGAACAGCAGGCGCGCCTGTCGTCGCGGGTCGTGCAAAAGGGAGAGGTCAGTCGAAATGGTCATGGTTGCCTCGTGTCAGTGAATACGGGGCAAGGCTAAGGAAATAGCCGGGCATTATCGCTAACCCCCTGTTGTGTCAGGGGGTACACGTCTGCAAGCGGTGGCTGATGCGGGGCGGAGTCGGGAAACTACACCCGAACCGAAAACCCAACATCAGGACACCTGAACAATGGCAAAGAAAGTTTCTAAATGGTTTCGCATCGGCGTCGAGGGTGACACCTGCGATGGCCGTGTCATCAACGGTGATGACATTCAGGATATGGCGGATACCTTTGACCCGCGCGTCTACGGTTGCCGTATTAACCTCGAACACATCAAAAGTCTCTGGCCTGACAGTCCGTTTAAACGCTATGGCGACGTGACCGAAGTGAAAGCGGAAATCATCAGTGATGACTCTGCGCTGAACGGCAAAAAAGCGCTGTTTGGCAAGATTGCACCGCTCGATGAACTGATGAACATGGTGCGTGCCGGTCAGAAAGTTTACACCTCCATGGAAATTCGCCCGAATTTCTCCAACACCGGTAAATGCTATCTCGTTGGCCTTGCTGTGACCGATGACCCGGCAAGCCTCGGCACGGAATACCTCGAATTCTGCAGCCGTGCTGCGCAGAACCCGCTCGCCGGTAAAAAAGACCAGCCGGGCGATCTCTTCTCGGTGGCCACCCTTGCTGAGCTGGAATTCGAGGATGTTCCCGACTCCATGCTCAACAGCCTGACCGACAAGGTCAAGTCGATTTTCAGTCGTAAGCAGGTCAGCGATGACGCCCGTCTTGCCGATGTGCATGAAGCGGTGACTGCCGTCTCTGAGCAGGTACAGACCAACCTGACTGCTACCGAAACGCGTGTCACTGAGCTGGAAACCGCCTTTGCACAGTTAAAGCAGGATGTGACCAGCCAGACCACGCAAAGCTCGCAGGCGTTTAACGCCCTGAAAAACTCCCTCGATAACACCGAAAGCTATCGCCAGCCGCGCCGCGAGAAATCTAAAGGCGGGACGGGTGATGAGCTGCTGACCAACTGCTGACAGACCTGCCGGGTGTGTATCACTCGGCACGATGCCTCTTTTTAGAAAAACAGGAATAACAATGCGTAAAGATACCCGCTTTAAATTCAATGCTTACCTGTCCCGCGTGGCGGAGCTGAACGGCGTCGACACCGACGACGTGGCAAAAAAGTTCACCGTTGAGCCGTCGGTGACGCAGACTCTGATGACCACCCTGCAGGCGTCCTCTGCGTTTCTGACCAAAATCAATATCGTGCCGGTCGACGAGCTGAAAGGCGAAAAGGTCGGGGTTGGCGTCAACGGCACGATTGCGAGCACCACGGACACCGCCGCCGATGACGAGCGTAAGACCGCTGATTTCACTGCGCTCGAATCCAACAAATACGAATGCGCGCAAATCAACTTTGATTTCCATATCCGTTACAAACAGCTCGACCTGTGGGCGCGTTTCCAGGACTTTCAGACCCGTATCCGTGACGCGATTATCAAGCGTCAGTCGCTCGATTTCATCATGGCCGGTTTCAACGGTATCACCCGCGCGGAGACTTCCAACCGCAAAACGAATCCGATGCTGCAGGATGTCGCGGTGGGTTGGCTGCAGAAGTACCGCAATGAAGCTGCCGCGCGCGTGATGTCCAACGTCACCGATGATGACGGCAAGGTCATTTCCGATGTGATCCGCGTGGGTAAAGACGGTGACTATGAAAACCTTGATGCGCTGGTGATGGATTCGACCACCAACCTGATTGATGAGATTTATCAGGATGACCCGGAGCTCGTCGTTATCACCGGCCGTAAGCTGATGGCGGATAAATATTTCCCGCTGGTTAACCGTGCGCAGGAAAACAGCGAAACGCTGGCTGCTGACATCATCATTAGCCAGAAGCGTATCGGCAACCTGCCTGCTGTGCGCGTGCCGTACTTCCCGGCGAATGCCCTGATGGTGACGCGCCTCGATAACCTGTCGATTTACTTCATGGATGATGCGCACCGCCGCGCCATCATTGAGGAGCCGAAGAAAGACCGCGTCGAAAACTACGAGTCGATGAATATTGACTATGTGGTCGAGGCTTACGCCGCCGGTTGCCTGATTGAAAACATCAACCTCGGTGACTTCACTGCACCCGCCGCACCGGAAAGCGGGGAATAAGCCATGACGAGTCCCGCAGCGCGTCACATGATGCGGGTCTCGGCCTCTGAGACTGCGCGGCGGGCTGCTGCTCCGCTGCGCAATGCAACTGCCTATGAGCAGATGCTCGTCAAGCTGGCCGCAGACTGTCGCACGTTAAAACAAATCCGCTCCAATGAACGCAAGGCAGACAAAAAGCGTGAGCTGCTGCCGTTCTATCTGCCGTGGGTGTCCGGTGTCCTGAGCGCCGGAAAAGGGACGCAGGATGACATTGTCATGACCGTCATGCTGTGGCGTCTCGATGCGGATGACATTGCCGGTGCACTGGAAATTGCCCGCTATGCGATGACCTATGGCCTGACCATGCCGACCGGCGGCCACCGGCGCACCACGCCGTATTTACTGGCCGAAGAGGTCGCCCTGTCAGCGCAGCGCCTGCTCGATGCGAAACAGCCTGTCGGGCTGCCGCTCCTGCTCGACACCATCGCACTGACCGAACGGGCAGACATGCCGGATATCGTGCGCGCGAAGCTGCACAAAATTACCGGCTACGTGCTGCGTGAGGCTGGCCGTCTGACTGACGCGCTGGCGCACCTGCAGCGTGCGATCCAGTTAGAACGGGCTGTCGGTGTGAAAAAGGATATTGAACAGCTCGAGCGCGCGCTGAAACCCAAAGCAGAACCTGCACCCAAACAGAATAAACCGCGCACGCGCAAACCTGCAGCTAAACCGGTGGCACGGCGCGGGCGTCCCCCGAAAGCGGCAAAAGCCGCAGGTTAACAGAGCGCTCCCCGAGCCGGGCGGCACGCCGGTCAATGCGGGTATTGATTGCCCTGACTGCGACCGGCGTCCACCGCCCACCCATTACCCGAGGTTGTCATGACGACAGTGATTATTGAGCCAAAAAAAGAGCCGCAGGATGTGCCGGGCGTGGTGATACCACCACCGGGCGTGAGCGAGCCGGTAATAAAAAACACCTTCTTTTTCCCTGATGTGGATCCGAAGCGTGTGCGCGAGCTGATGCGTCTGGAGCAGACCGTTTCCGCGCTGCGCCTGAATGATGCGATTAAAGCCGGTATGGCTGAAACCAATGCGGAGCTTGCTCTGTGGCGGGTTGAGCAGATGGCCGCAGGGCATGACACGCTGGCTGATGTGCCTGCCGATGATATCGATGGCGAAAGCGTGCGCTGTTTCCACTATTTCCGCGCCGTCTGCGCCATGACCAGCGCCACACTGTTTGAGCGTTATCGCGGCATCGATGCGACGGCAAAAGGCGACCGCAAAGCGGAAAGCACTGAGGCGGTTATCGATGAACTGTGGCGGGATATGCGCTGGTCTGTGGCGCGTATTCAGGACAAGCCGCGCTGTATTGTCGGCCAAATCTGATGAAGGTCAGGGCGATGCAGGGTGACACCCTCGATGCGATTTGCGCCCGGTATTACGGGCGCACTGAGGGCGTCGTTGAAACGGTGCTGCAGGCGAATCCGGGGCTGTCGGAACTGGGCGTTATTCTGCCGCACGGCACGGCAATCGAACTGCCCGAAACCGACAGCGCCCCGAAAACCGAAACGGTGAATTTATGGGACTGAGTGTGGAAAAAATCACGACGTTTATCGCTTACTGGCTGGCTGTGGGGCTGGCGTATTTCGGGGCGATGTCCCCCGAAAAGCTGGCGCTCTATGTGGGGAGTGCCTGCGCCATTTTTACCGCGCTGACGAATTACTGGTTTAAGCGCAAAACGTATCGCTACCTGACCTCACTCGGACCCGATAAGGGGGCTGCCCGTGAGCTCAATCATTAAACGCTGCAGTGTGGCCGCCGTGCTGGCGCTGGCCGCGCTGATACCTGACTTTCGTCTGCTTAACACCTCGCCCGAGGGGCTGGCACTGATTGCCGACCTCGAAGGATGTCGCCTGACACCTTACCAGTGCAGCGCGGGAGTGTGGACGTCAGGCATCGGCCACACTGCCGGGGTGGTCCCGAAAGGGGATATTACCGAACAGCGCGCGGCGGAGAATCTCGTTGCCGATGTGCTTAACGTCGAGCAACGGCTCGCGGTCTGTGTGCCGGTGGATATGCCACCGCGCGTCTATGACTCGCTGGTCAGTTTTGCGTTTAACGTCGGAACCGGTGCGGCCTGTCGGTCGACGCTGGTCTCGTTTATCAAGCGTCACCAGTGGTGGCAGGCGTGCGACCAGCTCACCCGCTGGGTGTATGTCAACGGCACAAAAAATAAAGGGCTGGAGAATCGCCGCGCGCGAGAACGGGCTTACTGCGTAAAGGGGATGCAATGAAAGTGCTGATGATCCTGCTGGCAGGGTTGCTCGCCGTGGTGCTGTGGCTGCGCCACGATAACGCGAATTTATCCCGTTCCTTTGAGAAAGCGAACCGTGTTGCCAGCGAGCAAAAGACGACTATTGGCATGCTGAAAAATCAGCTTGCTGTATCGCAGCGAATCGCTAGGGCGAATGAAGATGCGCAGGTCAGGCTCGGCGATGAGCTGGCCGTTGCCGGTGAGCAGGCGGTTAAGCGGGAAGAAACCATAACGAGGCTGATGAATGAAAACGAGACGTTACGCCGCTGGTACAGCGATAAGCTGCCTGATGCTGTGCGCCGGTTGCACATCCGAACCGGCTGCGCCTCCGCCGCCCGTTGTTTACAACTCCTGCCCGAAGGTGAGTCTCTGCCCGATGCCGGGAAGCGAGCCCGTCACTAACGGTGATCTGAGTGCCGATATTCGCAGGCTTGAGCACGCGCTCACCGCCTGTGCGATTAAGGTCGAAACCATCAAAGACTGTCAGGATAAAATCGATGCAGAAAATGAAAAGCCTGCGCAAAGCGCTGAATGACGCCGTCCCGCAGCTCCTGAAAAACCCCGAGATGATGCGTATCTTTGCCGATGAGGGGAATATCGATGCGCGTCTCGCGGCTTCTCTGTCCCATGAAAAGAAATACACGCTGAATGTGATCGTCTGTGATTTTGTCGGCGACCCCGACCTGATTTTTGTGCCGGTGGCGGCGTGGCTGCGAGAAAACCAGCCGGATATCTGCACGCTCGATGAGGGGCGCAAAAAGGGCTATCGATTCCAGATGGATTTAAATGACGGAGATAATGTTGATATCAGTATCAGCCTGCAACTGACTGAGCGCACCCTTATCCGGGAAGAAAACGGCGCGTTACACGTCAGCTATGCCCCGGAGCCACCACTGCCGGAGCCTGTTACACGGCCGACTGAGCTTTATATCAATGGTGAGATGGTGAGTAAGTGGGATGAGTGACTTTAAGCCTTTTGACGACAAACTTGCGGGACTTATCGGGGCATTGTCACCAGCGTCGCGGCGTAAGCTGGCTGCAGAAATAGCTAAGGAACTGCGCAAATCGCAACAGCAACGTATCAAACAGCAAAAAACGCCTGACGGCACACCGTATCAGGCTCGTAAGCGTCAGCCGCACAGGGCGAAGAAAGGGCGAATAAAACGGGCGATGTTTCAGAAGCTGCGAACGAGTCGCTATATGAAAGCCAGTGGCCGTAATGATGTTGCAGTGGTTGAATTTACCGGCAAAGTACAACGTATCGCACGCATTCACCAGTATGGCCTTAAAGACCGGCCAACCCCCCATGTTCAGGACGTGCTATACCCGGAGCGCCAGTTACTCGGATTTAGTTCAGAAGATAAGCTGCAAGTTGAAGGCATTGTTATCAACTGTCTGACAAAAATGTTTGAAAAGTGATTTGGGTTATTTTTTGTGATAGTAGTAACATGTGCAAGTTGATTATATATTGGCTATAGTAAATCCCGCTATATCTACTACTAGAGGGATTTTTACACATGGCTTACGGTGCTCACTTCCATAGAGGCGACTTGCATATACATAGTTTTGGTGATGGGGGGTCATATGACGTAACTGATAATCAAATGACACCAGCAAATATCATTGCTAAGGCTATTGAGAAAAAATTATCAGTAATAAGTATAACAGACCATAATAAAATTAAAAACTCGATGGATGCTGTGAATCTAGCATCTGGTACAGAGTTATTAGTTATTCCTGGTATTGAGGTTTCAACAACGCAAGGTCATTTGTTGATCTATTTCCCAACTAATCAAGATTTAGAGAATTTTTATGGTAAGTTGACTTTTGATGCACCAAGGAGATTTTGCTCGCAAGGAATTTATGATTGTTTGGAGTATGCAGTTAAATATAATGGGATTGGTGTTTTAGCTCATATAGAAGTTGACTCTGGTTTCGAAAAAACAATTGGGAAATTTAACGAAGTTTTTGATATTGCTTTTCAACATCCTGCTATATTGGGATTGGAAATAAAAAATCATAGTTCAGTAAATTATTACACTGAATATGATGATTCAGCCGATAGAAAAACAGTGATGAAGAAAAGGAATATAGCTCTTGGTTTGCCGGGAAATCATAAGTTAGCTAAAGTTATGTCCTCTGATGCTCATTCAATGAATGCTTTTGGTAAAAATGCAGATGGGGCTGATAGGTTAACTAGATTCAAGATGGATGAGTTGAGTTTTGAGAGTCTCAGAATCTCATTGATTAGTCATGACTCAAGGGTAAGGCTTGAAGATGACATACCATTATCGATACCAAGATTCAAAGAGTTTAAGGCTAAAGGTGGGATTCTTGATGGTGTGAATTTTGAGTTTAGAAATAATATGAATTGTATTATTGGTGGCCGAGGAACAGGGAAATCAACTTTGATTACTGCTATCCAAGAAGCTTCAAATAACCCTGTAAATACAACTAATATTCAAGGGAGTTCTGCTTGGCCGGAAAGAATAGAGTTGAAGTATGAAAATGAAGCTGGGCAGGAATTTTTATGCGTACTTGAACATGGAAAGCTAGAGTGTTTTAATGAGCAAGGAGAACCGACAGAGGTTGCTATTCCGATAGAAGCGTATTCTCAAGGTTTCACCTCATTTACCAATAATTCAGAACGAGATGAACGAGACGAAAAACTATTGAATTTTTTCGATAGTTTTATAAATATTGAACAATTAAAAAAAGAAGATAAATATAAAATAACCCAAGTGTTAGCCAATTATGAATCTTTAGAAAGACTTACTAATGAAGTTTCTCAGAAAATTGAAATTGAAAAAGAATTAGCACAGCAGCTTAGTAAAAAAGAAGCTTACGAAAAACAAAATGTAGGTGAGCTTATGCAGTTACATTCAGGATTAATTGAGGAAGCTGCCTTACGGGTTGATCTTGAAAGTTCACTTAGCGAACTTAAAAAAAGATATGAAGCAGTATTATCTGATAAGAATGATATTAATGATCTACTTGCTATTGATGTAAATAAAGTAAAGGTAGGTAAGGATCATGTATCTAAGGTTATACAAATAATTCAATCGTTTTCTGATGTTGTTGATAATCATCAAAAAGAGTTAAATAAAGAGTTAACTGAAAAGCTAGGGTTGCTACGTAATGAAATTTCTGAGTGGCGTCAGAAAGAAAAGGGTGCTAAAGATAGAATAGATGCTATTAAGAAAAAATTAGACGAAGAAAAAATACCTTATGACGAAACTAAATTTGTAAAATTGTCTAATGATATAACGAGCCTACAACGTCGCAGCAAAAATATTGAACGATCTGAAAAGCGTCTAAAAGAAGTTAGGAGTGAGCGAAGACAACTGTTAAAGGAAAGGGCAGACATTCATACCAATATTCATAATCAAAGATTAGCTTTGTGCACGAGAATAGAGAGAGATCTTTCTGAGTCTGTAGATGGTCTTTATGTCAACGCGAAAATAGGAAAGGAGTATTTGTCAAAAGAGTTCTCATCATTTATTAAACAGGTTATGGATTGGCATAGATGGGCCAATAGTAATAAAATTGCAAATGCTATATCTCCACTTGATTTTTATAAGAATATGAAGTTGAAGAGGTATGGATTTTTAACTGAGCTAGGGTTTGAGCAAACAGAAATTGATGAGATTGTTGAAAATATTTCCGGATTGACTTTAGAAAAGATTCTTTCTATTTCGTTCCAAGAACGACCTGAATTGATCGTCACTCGGCATAACAAAGTGGATGGAAGCGCTACAGTCAGAGATATTAGTGAATTGAGTCTAGGTCAGCAGCAGTCTATTATGCTATCTATTTTAATTCAATCTGATAGTTGTTTGCCCCTTATAATTGATCAGCCTGAAGATAATCTTGATTCTGAATTTATTTTTAATAGCGTTGTTGCTAACCTGAGGAAGTGTAAAGAAAGACGGCAAATAATAGTTGTCACTCATAACTCAAATATCGGTGTGTTGGGAGATGCAGAACTGGTTATTCCTCTTGTTGGAACAAGTGAGAAATCATTAATTCCTAGTTTAGGGTCTATAGATAACAATAAAACACAAGAACAATGTTGTGAGATTCTTGAAGGTGGTAGAAGAGCTTTCACGACGCGCAAGGAAATTTATAGAATTTGACATTGTCTTTACGTTTTAAGTGAAAAATTGGACGAGTTTAAACCTCGTCCAATTAATATTACTATTTTCTTCTCAAAGCTTCATGTACAATAAGTTGTTCAACTGGAGTTAATGGTCTGTTTTCTATGAATGCTTTTGTGAAGTTGTCATTTTTAAAACTAATGGCTTTAGTAGTAATTAAATCTTTGTAAATGAATTTTTTGTCAGCGTTGCTTAATGTTTTAAATTGCTCCATTGGTGTGTTTTCTAATTTGGAGTGCCTTAGTGTGCTTAATGTGAATCCTCTTTCTTCTTGTAATCTCTTTTCCATGTCGATAATGTGTTTTTCAATGTAATCATTAACTGAGATACCAGTAAGAGGTATGATTTTTCCTGTTATATAATGAGGGAAATTATTTTGTTTTTCATAGTTGATAGATGCAGTCATTTCAGTATAACTGTCGCCTGAAATGTTCAAGGCCGCCTCGTTAGCCAAAAAATAAAGATCAACTGCGAAATTAAAAATAGCGGGGTATATGTCCACGTAGTTATTGTAAAAAATGAATGTCTCGCGAATGTGTCTTTTTGTTTGTTCTTGTTTTGTGTCTTTTATAATGCGTTCAATTATATCTATAGGTAATAGACATAAGAGACTTACTTCCGCACGTACATTACCCATGTCAGATGATTTTATTCCTTTTGAGGAATTTAGTAGCTCTGAGTGATGTAAATAGAAGTTACGCAATGCTTTTAATGAAAGATATCGCTTGTTATCTTTTCCGATTTTCTTGTTTGTTGCTATTTCATATTTTTCAAAAGAGCTGCAAAGTGAACAAAGTAAATTGTATAAGTCGTCAGGATCAGGTGAGGAAGTGAATGTAAAATATCTTTTAAAAAATCTAGATATCTCAATTTCACAACTTTCTTTAGGTGTCATAATAGTGTCCGAAATTTAAAAGATAAGTGATGATATGATAGTGAAGTGAAGTTGAAATATCGATCTTTTTATGTGAGTTTTATAAAAAATCTAACTTTTTTGATTGTTGCCCAAGTGAACTGGTGGTATTTCGATAAGGAGCCAGTAGGTTTGTTTTTGAGGCACATGAGATACCTCTTGTTGTGTCACCGCCAACAAAACCCCGCCCGATTGCCGCTGGCCTTGCCCGGCGGCATCCTTTCCCCATGAATACTTTAAATTCCATTCAGGATATCGCCCGCGCTATCCGTAACCTTATCCGCACCGGCATTGTGACTGCAGTCAATCCCGATGAGGGACTCTGCCGTGTCCAGACCGGAGGTATGCAAACCACCTGGCTAAACTGGCTGACCTGCCGCGCCGGTCGCTCGCGTGTCTGGTGGGCTCCATCGGTTGGCGAGCAGGTGCTTATTCTTGCCATTGGTGGCGAGCTCGACACCGCCTTTGTGCTGCCTGGCATTTTCTCTGATGACCATCCTGCGCCGTCGGCCTCGCCTGATGCCTTTCACGTTTCCTTTCCTGACGGGGCGGTTATCGAGTACGAACCCGAGAGCGGGGCGCTCACGGTGAGTGGCATCAAAACCGCTGATGTCACCGCGTCGGACGTCATTACCGCAACAGTGCCGCTGGTACTGGTCAAAGCGTCCACCCGCATCACACTCGATGCCCCCGAGGTGGTCTGCACCAACAAACTGACCACGGCCATGCTTGAGGTGCAAAAGGGCGGGAAGATGAGCGGCAACATCGAACATGACGGCGGCACGTTTAAATCAAACGGCGTGCAGGTGGATGACCATGACCACGGCGGCGTGAAACGGGGCGATGACAGAACGGTGGGGACAAAATGACGACGAGCTATCTGGGAATGAACCGTCATACCGGGCTCAGTATTTCTGAGGTTGAGCATATCAGGCAGAGCGTGCGCGACATTCTGGTCACGCCGGTTGGCTCGCGTGTGATGCGTCGTGAATACGGCTCGCTGCTGTCGGCGCTGACTGACCAGCCGCAGACCCCGGCGCTACGCCTGCAGGTTATGGCCGCGTGCTATTCCGCGATCCAGAAGTGGGAGCCACGCGTCAGCCTGACGACCATCACCTTTGAACGCGGGGAGAATGACGGCGCGATGTATGTCGATATCACCGGCACGCGGTCGACGTCAGGCCTGCCTTTTTCTATCACCATTCCACTGAGTTAAACACTATGGCTATTGTTGACCTGAGCCTGCTCGCTGCGCCTGATGTGGTGGATGAGCTGGACTATGAAACCATTCTGGCAGAGCGAAAGGCGACGCTTGTCTCACTGTATCCCGAGGAACAGCAGGAGGCGGTCGCGCGCACGCTGACGCTTGAATCTGAGCCGATGGTTAAATTGCTGCAGGAGAACGCTTACCGGGAGGTTATCTGGCGTCAGCGCGTGAATGAATCGGCGCGCGCGGTCATGCTGGCGTATGCCGCCGGTAATGACCTCGATAACATCGGCGCAAATTTCAGCGTCGGGCGTCTTGTTATCACGTCTGCCGATGAGACCACACTGCCGCCCACACCTGCCGTTATGGAGTCAGACACCGATTACCGTCTGCGTATCCAGCAGGCGTTTGAAGGAATGAGCGTGGCCGGGTCTGGCGGTGCTTATCAGTTCCATGGCCGCAGCGCTGACGGACGGGTCGCGGATATCTCAGTGACCAGCCCGTCGCCCGCCTGTGTGACGATTTCTGTGCTGTCGCGTGAAAACAACGGTGTCGCCTCTGATGAGCTGCTCACTGTTGTCCGTAACGCGCTGAATGCCGAAGAAGTCAGACCGGTCGCCGACCGTGTGACGGTACAGTCAGCCGACATTGTTGACTACCAGATAACCGCCTCGCTTTATCTCTATCCCGGTCCCGAGAGTGAACCCATTCGCGCCGCTGCCGTGAAAAAGCTGGAGGGCTATATCAGTGCGCAGCACCGCCTCGGGCGTGACATTCGTCTGTCCGCCATTTATGCCGCGCTGCATGTCGAGGGTGTCCAGCGTGTGGAGCTGACCGCGCCGGTGGCTGACCTCGTGCTCAGCAGTGCGCAGGCGTCATTTTGCACTGATTACAGCATTGTGATCGGGGGCTCGGATGAGTGATACCCGTCTGCTACCGGTGGGCTCGTCACCGCTTGAGGTGGCGGCGGCGCGTGCCTGCGCAGATATCGAAAACACCCCCGTCCCGCTGCGTCGTCTGTGGAGTCCTGACACCTGCCCGGCTAATTTGCTGCCGTGGCTGGCGTGGGCGTTTTCTGTCGACCGCTGGGATGAGAACTGGCCGGAGGAAACGAAGCGCGTGGTCATCCGTGATGCGTACTTTATTCACTGCCACAAAGGCACTATCGGCGCTGTTCGTCGGGTGGTGGAGCCACTCGGTTATGTCATCAACGTTACGGAGTGGTGGGAGACCAGCGACCCGCCCGGCACATTCCGGCTTGATATTGGTGTGCTGGAAAGCGGCATTTCTGAGGAAATGTATTTTGAAATGGAGCGCCTGATTGCGGATGCGAAACCTGCCAGCCGTCACCTGATTGGCCTGAATATTATCCAGGACATTCCCGGTCATATGTATGTCGGTGGTGTGGTGTATGACGGCGACATTATTACGGTTTATCCCGGATGAGTGAGGAATAATGAGCACGAAATTTAAAACAATTATTACCACTGCCGGAGCTGCAAAACTGGCGGCGGCGACGGTGCCGGGGGGTAAAAAAGTGAACCTTACCGCGATGGCCGTCGGTGATGGCGGCGGCGCACTGCCGGAGCCGAACGTCGGGCAGGTAAAGCTCATCAATGAAGTCTGGCGTTATGCGCTGAATAAAATCAGCCAGGACAACAAAAATAAAAACTATATCGTGGCTGAGCTGGTCATTCCTCCCGAGGTGGGCGGCTTCTGGATGCGTGAGCTGGGTCTGTATGATGACGCAGGCACGCTGATTGCCGTTGCCAATATGGCGGAGAGCTACAAGCCGGAGCTGGCGGAGGGCTCGGGGCGTGCGCAGACCTGTCGCATGGTGATTATCGTCAGCAGTATTGCCTCGGTGGAGCTGTCCATTGACGCGACAACGGTGATGGCCACTCAGGATTATGTTGACGACAAACTGGCTGAGCATGAGCGGTCCCGCAACCATCCTGACGCCACGCTGAAAGAAAAAGGCTTTGTGCAGCTCAGCAACGCGACCGACAGCACGTCTGAGGCGCTCGCCGCAACGCCGAAAGCGGTTAAGGCGGCTCATGACCTTGCCAGTGGTAAATATACGGCTCAGGACGCGAGCACAGCGCAGAAAGGTATCGTTAAACTCAGCAGCGCGACCGACAGCACATCTGAGACGCTCGCAGCGACGCCGAAAGCGGTCAAGGCGGCGTATGACCTTGTCAGTGGTAAATATACGGCTCAGGACGCGACCACGGCGCAGAAAGGTATTGTTAAACTCAGCAGCGCCACCGACAGTGAGTCTGAGTTACTTGCCGCCACCCCAAAGGCAGTAAAAGCCGCGAATGATAATGCGAATGGACGTGTGCCGTCCGGGCGAAAAGTAAACGGACATTCGCTGGCCGGTGATATCAGCGTCACGTCACAGGATATTTTTGACGGTCAGTGCATTGAGCTTGGTGCTGACCAGAATCTGGATAATTACCAGACGCCGGGTCTGTATTTTCAGCCTGCAAATGCCAATACCAGTGCTGCGCTGCATTACCCGGAAAATAATGCCGGTTCGCTGATGGTGTTAAAGGGCGCAGGGATAACGCAGGTTTATCGCGTGTACAGCAGTTCCCGAAGCTATTCGCGGAGCAAATATTCCACGCAGCCGTGGACGACGTGGACACCCGATGATGCTTTTCCTGTCGGCGCGCCGATTCCGTGGCCATCGGATACCGTTCCGCCTGCTCACGCCTTAATGCAGGGACAACCGTTTGATAAATCAGTCTATCCGTTGCTGGCTGTGGCGTATCCATCAGGCGTTATTCCAGATATGCGCGGCCAGACGATTAAGGGCAGACCAGATGGCCGTGCGGTCTTATCTCAGGAGCTGGACGGCATTAAGTGGCACGACCACGGCGCAACGGTCGCAAGTACCGACCTCGGAAACCGGGACACCACCGGATTTGATTACGGAACCAAACCGGTATCGGTTTTTGACTATGGCACAAAATCCACAACCGGCGCGGGCGCACACAACCACCCGATATCCGGGCGAACGCAGTTCGGTCAGGCGGGGGATGTTGTTGCCATGTCCAATACCGGCTCTGACAGGACAAACTGGGGGGCTGTTGGTGGCGTCGGCGACCACGCTCACGCCGTTGGCATTGGCGCGCATGATCACGTTGTGGGGATCGGGGCGCATGCTCACTCTGTCTACATTGGTGCGCACAGTCACGGCGTGACCGTTTCGCCCTCGGGTCAGGCTGAAAACACCGTAAAAAACACCGCATTTAATTATTTAGTGAGGCTTGCATAATGGCTTTTAAAATGACCAGCACCAACCGGGTTATTACGATTTACAACCTGTCATCTGCCACGAATGAGTTTATCGGTAAAGGGGATGGCTTTATTCCGGCTAATACGGGCCTGCCTGCATACAGCACCGATATTGCGCCCCCAAAAGTGACGGCGGGTTTTGTGGCTGTTTTCGATGCTC